GCTGACGACACCTCCGTATTGTATGCCCCGGAGATATGCCAAGTATGTTCGCCGTTTCCCTACCAACACAGCCATACGACGCTCCCCAGCGCCTCCGGATCGCTTCTCATCCCCTCCGGCGGGGTGTGTCTTCGTTCCACGACTAGCACACCGGCCCACTTGCCGGCTCTTCAATGCTCCCAGGCCCGTTTATTGCATGCATAATTAACCTGACTTAACCCGCTGCCTGGGGTACACAACACCCGCTATCTCCGAGGTTAAATAACCCAGAGCCCCTGGCAATCCCATAGTGGAATAGCTCTTGGCCATGCCACCAACCAAACTGCCTATCTTACGGAATGCCCCGATAAACCAATTAGGATCCTGTCGACCAAGAGATGTTACCACCTCCCTCCAGTCAAACGGAGCCTTAAGCTCACTACTAACAGTGACCACACCGTATGCCGCAGTGACAGTGGAATTAATTTGTTCCACCACACCAACGCCGCCGATCTGGTTTGAGTTAGGCACGCTATTATACAGTAGTACGACGGCGAAGTTAGTTTTCGAAAGCAATCCTTGAACTGCAGTAACATTGGTGGACGTAAAGATACCACTAGGCGGCACGGGCTCATCCTCGCCATCTCCGGGGAACCAATTAACCTCACACTTATCCACGGGAGTGCGCTCGAAATTAGACATCAAGTTGGCAAGCTGGTTAATGGTAAACGCCGAGTTATTACCGCCGCTCGCGGTAGCCAGCGAATTCCACAACCAACCGCCAGGCACGACGCCACAAAACACACTGCCCTGTCGCGTGCTCTCGGAATTGATCCACGTGGTGTTCAAGCATCCGGCAATGGCGCGAGCGCCTGCCGTATTAGCTGACAAAGCACCGTCCGGGTTGAACGTGATGGCAGTAGTGCCGTTAAGAGCCCCTGTACTAAACAACCCATAAACCGGATGGAAAGCAAACACATGATAAGCATTGTGTGTCGTTGTCCAACCAACATTACGATAGACTGAATTTCCGGTGACGCCATAAGGGCTCTTAGGCAGTGGAGCATTACAGGGATCCACAAGAATGCGCTTATAAGAAGCCACATCCGGACTATAACCAATGCGCCGTGGCATACGCGTTGCCACTACGCGAGCTGGTGCACGTGTCTGAACCTTACCTTTACCTTTGCCATTCTTGCCTTGCTTGCTCCTGACCATTGTTGTGTTAAAGAGTAAATAATAATGCAGATAGATGCAGGCCACCTCACGGGGAAGAGGTGTGTAAATTAAAAAGCCTTAGCTCAGTGGGTGCCACGTAGGTACCCTCACCACGGGCGGGTGCATACGCCAGGTGCACCCCACGCAAGTACCCCTCGAGAGCCTCCTGCTCGTCTGGGCACACATCGAAAGCAAGGTAGTAACTTAGCCTAGCCTCGGGGCTGACAACGGACACTTTTGCTTCCAGACCCTCCGCCAACCGGCTCATGCCGGTCTCCATGACGGGGTCCGTAAGCAAGCTGCCCTTAGCACCGCGAGCCAAGCCAAGGTAAAACTCCTGCTGCACAGGGACGCCGCTCGCCAATGCAAGCCCGCACTCCCCAATGCTTTTCCGCCAGCGGTCGAACACCCGCGGGTGGTCAATCGGCTTGATGCTGACACAGTCCTTAGACATAGCAACACCATGCTGACGACACATCACCCAACCGCAGCCGTTCCAAACGGGCTGGGCCTGGCAGAACTCGATTCTCTCAAAGACGGTTGCCCGTCCCTCCACCTTGAGCGTGAAACCCATGGTTCTGAACCACCTTGTCATCCCATCCACGTCCAACAAGCTCTCCTGGCTAGAGTCGAGCACCAGTACACAATCATCGCCGTTGTTTGCCAAGTCCGCTAGCACGCCGCACTTCCGACACCACGCCTTGACGAGCGAACTCATGATCAGGCAGTTGCCCAACCCGGTGTTCATGTCCCCGCTGAAGCGCATGCCGTTGACGACATACTTCACGATGCCGTCGTCCGTACGGCCGCGGCACTTGGTCCGTAGCTGCCAAGACAGAAGTTTCCGCAACTCCGCCTTGTCGCCACCATGGAAGAACTTCAGATACCGATCGTGCTCCCATTGCAACGCCTGCGCACTAACGTGCTGGTCGAAGCGGCTAGCGTCCAGCATTAGGGCAACGGGTTTGTTAAACCTATCCCATTTCTGCCGCAGCTTACCACCGACCTGGCGTGCGTTATAGCCCTTCATCACGGTATCCTGTCCCCACATTCGGTCGATGTTCCAGTAGAGCTGGTGCTCGATCAGACGGATGTAGACACCCAATGCCACGTTGTACCGAGGATCCCTGGGGTGGATTAACCTCGGTGCCGGGTCCCCCTTCTTGCTGAAGTTGATCTTCTCAGCTTTCAGGAATGAGCAGCTGTCGGAGTCGCCCCGATGGACGGGGCGGCCGGCGAGGCTGTCGGCAGCGGTCTGATACACCTGGCGCCTGCGACCCGTATAGAGATCAACAAATTGTTGATAGCTCATAGGGGTGGTCGAATGCGCCAACCGATCAAGCTGCCCAGCCTCCTCCAACAACTCTGCACAAAAGACTCCGGGATCCGGGAGTGGTGGCCGCTCCAAGACGCCACCAACCTCAACCGCGTAAACGCGCTCCCGTATCCCACGTAACATGTTCCGCAGACAGTTGTTGTGCACACCATATCGGTAGCCAGGGTTTAGGCCGTCAACATGGTACACACGCCGTTCCGTCCGCCGTGCCACCAAGGTGCGTGTGGTCAGCCGGGCCCACGGGACTTCACGCTCAATCAGCGTCGTGGCCCCACCACACACCCTGAGGCACCCCTAGCCTCGCGTCGGTGCACTCCGTACGCGCCGGGCCAGGCACCCTAGTCCTGCCACGCGACTCAACCATGAGTCGTGCATCACCACCTCCCTGGTGGCCGCCAATTCCTCGCGTCTCCTCACGGCTGCAACGCTGGCCTCCATGTCGGCAACCAGCACATCAGTGCTAGTGGGCGTGAAGACCAACATTACCGCCATTGGCTCGATCACCTTACGGTGACTCAACCGCATGTCAGGCACCCCATCAAGGTATTCCTGCACCAACCGACGCGCCACGAGACGATTCGCCTCGTTGTCCTTTGGTAGCCCGATCTTGGTACGCACATGGTCTGCCGCACGCCGAACGACAGGAGCTGACAACAACTGCCGCTGTGTCAACCCCGCGCTGTAGACGCGCTCTTTCCCACGCACACTGATGGTCACGCGCACCAACTCCTCCGAGGGTTCTTTTAGCACCTCGCCGTCCAGATCGTCGTCCCACTGTTTGATGGCGAGCGTCGCAATGCTCTCGACATGCTTGCTCACCCTCCGCACAGCAGGTTTCCCCAACCGACGCGCGATAGCACCCACCAGCCACACCGCCACATACGATAACGTGGCAACGACAGCAGTGAGCGCACACCAACGCGCGCAGTCTACGACTCCAGCATCTGCGATACCGCCCAATAACCAGTTGTCCTTGTACATAAAGGCTGGCATGGTTGCTTCCCACGGGATGGGGAGTCCCGGGATGTATTTGTTTATGGAAGAGTACATCTGTGATGTGCATAAGTTGTGGTTGGGACTGCGGGGGTTTAACGTGAGACCGCTGGATGTACACTCACGAGCAACTTAACGCTGAGACCTGAGCGCGTTGCGGGTATGTCCCCGCAACCAAACAACCCAGCGGGGTATTTCGGCCCCCGCTGGTGGGCCTAAACGACTTAAACCCTGGGTTGGTCAGGGCGGGGCGTTACTCCCGGTACCCGGCGGGGTGCAACCCCCTTTAGCCACGTAGCCATGCAGTCAAGAGGTCTGGACTCTACGCGTCACCCGGGATCCCTGTGTTTACAGAGAATTGCTAACCACCTAGCAGGTA